TTGTCTTAACTACGACTTTTTTCTTCTTCTTAGACGTTAGAAGTGAGTTTTTTGGTGTTGCCATTAAAATTCTCCTGTTTCTACTTATACTACATAGTAGCATAGAAATATAGATAGTCAACCATTCTTATGATTTTACTGGAAGATTAGGACCGTAGAACTTTTCCATATCGTCAATTAGGCTCATAATGTCAGCCATATCTAGATTATCTACGGACTCGTTGGCCACTGTTTCAACCCACTCACGCTGGAGTTGTGTAATGGGAACTCCTGTTTTAAAGTCTATGACGTTTCCCATAATGTCTTTAACACCGACTTCTTTGCTCATATTATTAGTCCTATATTGTTAATCTATCTATTATAATAGCACGGACTAGCAGATAGTCAACCAATTATTGAAATTTTGTAAGTTAAAATCCACATAAATACTGTAACTAGTTAAGGATTCTAAATATGCCTAGAATATCCATGTGGAAAGAGGGAGCTCATTCCAATGATTTTAAGTTCTTTGATCGTGCAATTAAAGAACAATTCACTGTGGGTGGCACAGGAATACATGTTCATAAATATCTAGGTATTTTAAACCAAGGCCCAAGCGCAGACCTTAGCCAGCCTCAAGCAACAGAAGATGACCCACTTGCTATACAGGATTTTTTATTCTTAGAAAATAGAGATAGGAAGTATGAGCAAGACGTATATAACATGCGTGGTATATACAATGTTGCTGATACTGATTTTGATTTAAGTCAATTTGGTTTGTTTTTGCAGAACGATACACTGTTTATTACATTTCATCTTGCTGACATGGCTAGTACACTAGGTCGAAGTTTAATGAGCGGTGACGTATTAGAGTTGCCACACTTAAAAGACTATAATAGCCTGGATACTAGTTTAGAAGTTGCACTTAAACGATATTATGTTGTACAAGAAGGAACAAGACCCACTGAGGGATATAGCCCGTCGTGGTGGCCTCATCTATGGCGTGTTAAATGTACTCCACTAGTAGATGCTCAGGAATACCAAGACATACTTAATAAGATACAAATTGACGAGAACACTGGCGAAAGCACAGGTAGTACACTTAGAGATCTTCTTAGCACTTATTCTAAAGAGCTTGAGATTACTAACAAAGTAGTAGAGCAGGCAGAAGTAGAGGTTCCTAAAAGCGGTTACGATACTAGCAAGTTTTATGTGGTTCCAGCAGATTCAACTGGTAAACCCATGGATCCACTGGGGTACACTGCTGATAATTCCAATCAAACATCTGATAGTACTCTAATAACTGCTGATAGTACTCGCATAAGCCCAGAGAATTCTAACGCATACAGCGGATACTTAGTTGGTGACGGGCTTGCTCCTAATGGAGAAACAGTGTCAATGGGTACTAGTTTCCCAGTTGACGCAGTTGAAGGCGATTACGTTCTTAGAATGGACTTTTTACCAAATAGATTATTCCGTTACAGTGGCACAAGATTTGTTAAGGTTGAGGATGACGTTAGAAGTAAACTTACACCAGGAACAGGTAATACTTTACGCGACGGGTTTATTAATAACACTACAACAACTACCCAGGATGATAACACTGTGATATCACAGCGTCAAGCATTAAGCAAGGCCTTAGAAATTCAGGAAGATGAATAATGCCTCAACAGTTTTTTTACGATAATCAAATACGCAGATTTTTGCTACAATTTATTCGTGCATTTTCAAACTTTCAGGTTGAATTTGGCAAAGACAGAACAGGTAATACTACATTGCAAACTGTTCCTGTTAAGTACGGAGATGCTACTAGACTAGTATCTAGTCTTCTTAGAGACAATAGTGAAAACAAGATTATCCCAACTCCAATGATTAGTTGTTATATTAATGCTATGGAGTATACAGTAGATAGACGGCAAGATCCTACTTTTGTGGACAAGCGTCACATACGTATGAGAAAATTTGACCAAGATTCAGGTGAATATACTACTCAACAGGGCAATGCGTTTACAGTAGAACGGTTAATGCCTGTTCCGTACAACCTAACATTGAATGTAGACATTTGGACCAGTAATACTACACAAAAATTACAGTTACTAGAGCAAATTTTAGTTTTATTTAATCCTTCACTTGAAATACAAAGCACAGACAGCTACTTAGATTGGGGAAGTTTAAGTTATATCGAACTAACCGGAGTAACTTGGAGTAGCAGAGCAGTTCCTGTTGGTGCAGATGAATTAATTGACATTGCTACATTAACATTTAATGTTCCAATTTGGATTTCACCACCGTCTAAGGTTAAAAAACTTGGAGTTGTTAATAAAATTATTGCTAGCATTTTTGATGAAAGCGGTGATCTTGCTGACGGCGTAATAGATCAGAACATATTAATGGGCACTAGAATGAAATTTGCACCCATGAACTATGGAATTTTACTCCTAGGTAATACGTTAACTATCCTTGAAATTCAAGAATCAGTAACTAATAAAGTAGAGCCAACAAGCATTGAAAACGACCCACCAGTTAAAATTGGGGTAGATGATATCACTTGGCGAGCAGTAATTAACCAATATGGTGAGTTACAAGCTGGCATAAGTCAAATTAGACTTGACTTTGGCACAGGAGAGATTGTAGGAACAGTTGCACATCATCCTAGTGACGATACAAAACTCTTGTTTACTGTTGATGGAGATACTATACCTACAAATGACTTGCCTCCAGTATTAAAAGTTATAAATCCTCTTAAAGTAGGGCCAGACGCAGGGTTACCTACATCAGCTACCGGGCAAAGATATTTAATTCTTAAAGGAATTGGTGCTAGTGGCAATACAGACGGACCAGATGCTTGGAAAGACACATCTGGTAATGACTTTACTGCTAGCCCTAACGACATCATACAATATGATGGCATAAGATGGAATGTAGCATTTGATAGTAGTACAGACTCTGGAATACATTATGCAACCAACACCAATACTGGTATACAGTACAAATGGACTGGTGAAACCTGGGTTAAAAGTTATGAAGGCGAGTATAAGGCGGGGGATTGGCAATTAGTAATTTAAGACAGAGTGCTGGTGCTGTTTTCTTTTCTAAGTCCACACTAAGATTTTTATTTTTACTCAGAGACGACACTAGTTTTAAAAATACCTGGGCATTTGTTGGTGGAAAAATTAACAATGACGAAAAGATAGTAGATGGATTATACAGGGAAATTGGCGAAGAAATTGGCTATGTTCCTGATATAGAAAAACTAATACCCATTGACCAATTTACTAACACTAAAAAAGGGTTTGAATATCACACTTTTATTGCAGTTGTTCAAGAAGAGTTTATACCAACTTTAAACAATGAACACAAAGGGTATGCTTGGACTAATATAGACGGATGGCCAAAACCTCTCCACCCAGGTGTTTTCTCTACAGTAAAAACACAGGAAATTTCAGATAAAATTGCTACTGTAGTAGATTTATTCCGCGCCTAAGTTTATGCTACAGAGCCGTAATCTACTGCAAGATTTTGAAACTCAGGATCCATTAAATCGTATAGGGCTGGATTAGTGGCTAGCCTACGTCCGAAAGCATCTTCAACTATGCTTGGTGTTAACCCAGTTTCAGCACTACCTGTTTGTGCTTGTACTTTTGCTAAATCAAAGTTTCCGTCTGTACCAGGAGGAGTTATAAATGAACTACTGGTAAATCCAGTATTGTCTATAATACCTAGGTTTGTAGTACTAATCTTTTTAAGTGTTCCGCCGTCATCTACTAGAATAAAATCCGCATCAGAAGAATCTGTAGTAGTAGTTGCTGCATCTGAGTTAGCAGTTGTAATAACTGTCCCTGCTACTGCTGGCAATGTTAGAGTAATATCAGCAGTTGATGCTGGTCCAATAAGTGTTACTTTATTTGTTCCATTGTCTGAGTCTTCAAAAAATTCTAAAAACCCTGCTGAAGTTGCGCCATTTTTTAACTGAGCTCCTGCATTAATTACAGGAGTTGTTATTGTTGGGGTTGTTAACGTTTTATTTGTTAACGTATCCGTAGTTGCTTTACCAACTAATGTATCTGCCGCAGCCGGGAGTGTAATAGTAACATCAGCAGTTGATGCTGGTCCAATTAGTGTTACTTTATTTGTTCCGTTATCTGAGTCCTCGAAAAATTCTAAGAAACCTGCACTTGTTGCTCCGTTCTTAAGTTGTACCCCTGCATTTGCAATTGGAGTTGTAAGCACAGGAGTAGTTAGTGTTTTATTAGTTAGGGTCTCGGACCCTGTTAAAGAAACAAAACTTTCACTTTGTAGTGCTGAATTAAACTCTGCTAAAGACCCTGTTAAACTGTTTCCTGTTCCACCAAGATCAAACGTCTTGTTTGTAAATGTATCTGTTGTTGCTTTACCAACTAGTGTATCTGCTGCGGCCGGAAGTAAAACTGTTACGTCTGCTGTACTTGCAGGTCCTTGCAACGTTACTCCGTTTGTTCCGTTATTTGTTCCCTCTAAAAATTTAACTGTACCAGCGGCACTAGTACTAGCGGCGCCGATAATTAATCCATGTCCAGTTGCAGTAGTTGTACTTGCGGCAATAGTTGTAATTCTGTCTGTGCCATCAACCTCAATGGTTACGTTACCAGTGCCTGAATCTACTACTGCAACATTACTGTTTCCAGCTTGAATTGATGTTGTACTAATTGCAGCGGCTGTAGCGTCTACATATGCTTTAGTGGCGGCCTCTTGAGCACTAGTTGGATCAGTAACATTAACAATTTTATTACTGTTCATATCGATATTGCTATCGACTTCAACTACTCCTGATCCACTAGTGATTAATACTAAGTTGTCATTAGTACGTGTAGTAGTGATATTATTAGAAGTAATATTAATACCGGTTGTAGTAACGTCACCAGTAACATTGCCAGTAAGACTACCAGTAATTGTTCCTGAAACAGTTAATGCTCCTGAAACAGTTACCCCACTACGTACTTCAACCGCCCCAGTGCCACTGGGCAATAGTACTAAGTTGTCATTACTACGTGTTGTGGAAATAACATTATCATTAATATTAATACCATCTGTAGTTAAGTTACCAGTAATTGCTCCTGAAACAGTTAATGCTCCTGAAACAGTCATAGCACTTAATACTTCAACTACACCAGTGCCACTTGGATTTAGTTCTAAATTTTCGTTAGACCTTGTTGTTAAAATTTCATTGCCATTAATATTAATTCCGTCAGTAGCAACACTAGTAAATGTTGGAGTTGCGCTAACCGCAATGCTAAGGTCATTAGTGTTTTCTGCTATCGTAATATTACTGCCTTCGGCCAAGGTTCTTAATCTTAGATCGATACCAACAGCATTTGAGAAGACTTTTTTTCCAGTGCCTAAGTTTGTTATTGTGTTAATGTTACCACTGGCTGCACCAGGGTTTGCTGCCGCAATAAATTTGGATACAGATGCATCAAAGGTTAATACAAAACTGTTTGATGTTGTTCCTAGTGTAACATCGCTGAGCTCATTAAGACTAGTTGCTTGAATTTTACTTAAAACACGGGCATCAGTATAATATAAATTTGTTTGTTCTGGAACGTCTGCTGTACTAACTTGATTGGTACCTGTACCAAAATCAATCAGTGTGTCGTCAATACCATCTGCTTTAATAGTTACTGCGCCACTGCTAACTCCAAAATGGGCTGAACTAAAACTAGCAATACCTTTATTGCTTGCTGTAGCATCTTCTCCACTAATAGCACCACTGCTAAAATCTATACCTTCGCCAGCACTAATATGAGCTCTAACTTCACTTGCGCTAGGACCAGTGTAGGTTATTACACCACTCGAAGCATTATACGCTAAACTTCCGTCTCCGCCGGAATCTGTAACACTGATATGTGCGCGGACTTCTGCTGCATTAGGACCAACGTATGTAAACACTCCAGTCGAGGCATTATATGCTAGGCTTCCGTCGCCTCCAGAATCAGTAACACTTAGTTGATCTCGGATTTCAAGATCAGTTAATGTAATAAGTCCCGTAGTACTATTATAATCTAGGTTGCCTCCTGTTACTGAAATTGCGGCTCTTGATCTAGCGTCTGTATAGTACATAGTGCCACTGGTAAGTGTTGCATTAGAGTCTTCTTGAACATTTGCTGTGGATATGTTTGTCTCGGTGCTAGCCGTAGCAACAAGCCCGTCAATTATTGTAATATAGCCTGTTTCTAATGTAGTAGTTCTGGTGTCTAAGTCACTAAAGTTACCGTCCATTTCTGTATGGGTTAGGGGAACGCTTAGACTACTTCGTAATATAATTGCCATTAATTTTCCATCTCACTACTATTACTATATTTATCGTGGTGTTTAATAATATATTTCATCCTATAATTCTAAATCTTCAACATAAAATTCTGCTACGTATCCGTCTATCATGAACCTTGGATTCTCTAGTTCTTGAAGATAGTTAGGAACAAACGTTTCAGAAGCCTTGAGGAACTTAGCATTTGAGCTTAACGAGCTTTGCAACCCAGATCCGTTTGCTGCGGTTGATGAACCAACTGTATACCATGTTTGTGTATGTGTATTAGATTGCGGCAACTTCTGTGCATCAGTTGTATCGTATACCTCTGTACCAGCTCTATGGCGACTAGCAAATCGTGTTCCATTTGTAGCACGTCTAACCTGAGTAATATAGTTTTCTTCGTAACTAATCTGCCAGTATATAATTCTTTCATTACCAACATATACTACACCTGGAATGTCTGAATCAGTGCTTGGCTGAGGAAGTTTGCTAGTATCTTTAAGATAAATCTTAGTATCAGTTGGTAGAAGATCTGCGGTTAGTCTAGTAGCGCCATCTGCTGATATTCTAAAGTATTCATAATTGCCCAACATGTTGTTAATCATTCTGTAGCCAATTGTTGGCTCAATAGTTTTTTCACTAAAGTGTGTTACAATAATTTCACTTGATCCGCCTACTGTTTGGTTTAGTAAGTCAATCTTTCCAGTATTGCTAACGGCATACTCACCAGCATGCAGTCTTACTCCATCTAAGGTAATCCACAAGTTATCAGTATTTGTTGGAACACGATCCATTCCATATTTGCTTATTGCATTACCGCCTACTGCTAGCCTATCAAAAGAGGCACTATCGAATGCTACTTGATCAAATCCATCAATTTCTTGTGTAACTTCTGAGCCTTTTCCAATGTATACCTTGGTTTGTATACGTAGAGGATCATAGTTATTAAAGCTAGTAACACGAAGTTTATCATTAGCACTAAAACTTACACTACTATTAAGTCTAATTGTGTTTGCACTGCTATCAATAAAGTATTCGTTAGCATTGCTAACTGAAACTACTAGTGTATCATTTGAAAAACTATGAGGATCTAACAAGTTGACTCTGTAAAACAGAGTACTATCAGTATCTTCTTGACTAGTTATAGTATAGTCCTGGATATTAAGCAAATTAAATGTAGTATTTGTTGCCGCATCAATCCTTGAAACTGCAATATCTCCTGTAGATACGTTTGTCACAGTCTCTCCAGCAGTTACTGGTGTTCTAAATGCTGTAGTTGAACCATCTAGTATATAATGTCTTGCATTAGCAGGACGTAATCTATGCCCGTTTAGTTCAACAATTACATTACCAGTTATTGCGTTGCTAAACCCTGGATCAAATGAGTCTGTTAAACTATAAACTAAAGAACTGCCATCTAGCGTAATCTCTTGTGATTCGCCAAACGTAAACGCTGATTTATCTGTATCCCTGCTACTAATGATAACATGTATTAGTGATCCATCACTACTAACATCGGAAGTTGTAAGTATAGATCTACCAATTGATCCTTCAGTAATAGTGTGTTCAATACTTACACCATCTCTGAGTACCAAACTTTGTTTAAATCTTTCAAAGTTAAGACCCAGGGTAAATGCAAGAGTGCTACCATCTCCAATAAATGATTGTTCAAAAGTAATTTTTTCACCAGTAACTCCATAACCATAAATGTAGATATTGGTGTTAGCTGTTGGTACTGTATTAAGCGTTATTGTCCTATATTCATAATCAACAGTAAAGTCATATGATCTGGTTGCGCCAACGTACACTATTAAGAAGTCAACTTGTTCACGTTGCGCTGTTCCAGCATATGAGAACTGTTTTTCTATTCCGTCAGCAGTATAAGATCTAGAAACTGTAGTAAAGCTATTTCCGTCACCAGCAAAATCATCACTTGGATCAGTGTATACTTCCATGTCTAAGTTATCAAACACAATACCAGGAACTACTTCTTCCGGAGCATGACTTGCATATATGTCAACAAAGCCGCCGCCATCAATATTAATATCTTCAGGCCGTGTGCCAAGTGCAACGTCTGTAAACACACTAGAAATAGTAGTGTCAAATGCATTAGATCCACCTAAAACTGCTAGGCCGTCTCCATCAACTTCAAAGTCATCAAAGCCTAAGTTGTCAAAACTTGCATCATCAAATCCTGGCTCTCTATCAAATCCTATACCAGAAACTTTATTGCCTTCATAGCCTGTGCCTGTTTGGAGTAAAGATAAATCGTCGCCAACCATGCCTTCTGTGGGAGCATAATAGGCTGCAATTCTATCCGCTGCACTTGCTAAACTAGCGTCAGCGTATACTACAAGAGCGGTTGCACCAGTGGCATCTTCAGCACTAAACGTTGTGCCACTAGTAAATCCGCCTGATGCGTCAACTTGATATACATCTTGCTTTTTAGTATTAGTATTATAGTAAGAGATTAAGTCTAAATAATCGTATGATGTAGATGCAGCCCA